CCCGTCTCAACCTGCAAAATTTTCATACCAGCGTCGCTGTAAGTATGTACTCGATCACCAATTTGTTCTGTCTGTATCATCGTGCTCACTCCTCGATATAGGTATAAGTGCTGCTGGACGGATAGTTTGTGGCACTGGTATACGCTTCCAGGCTGCCTGCGGGGACGTAGATTTTGCAGTCGGTTTGGACGTTTGAGAAAGCGTTGGTAGCGGATACAGTTGGCGGGACGGCGGGAAGGAAATGTATCTCACCGAGACCATAACAGCCGCTGAACGCATTACTGCTTATACTCGTCACGCCATCAGGTATCGTGATAGAGGTGAGACTGGGGCAGTTGCTGAACGCATTACTGCTTATACTCGTCACGCCATCAGGTATCGTTATAGAGGTGAGACTGGGGCAGTTGTTGAACGCATAACTGCCTATACTCGTCACGCCATCAGGTATCGTGATGGAGGTGAGCCTGGGACAGTAGTTGAACGCTTTACTTTCTATACTCGTCACTCCATCAGGTATCGTGATAGAGGTGAGACTGGAGCAGTAGTTGAACGCATAACTGCCTATATCTACATTTACACCCATCTCCACACGCTGCACAGCATTGGCATAAACACGGCTAATACCAGCTGTGGTATCGGTTCTCTTTTTGAGAATATGCGCAGCAGTGTTAACGCCGAAAAACGCAAACTTGCCATTTTCCACCGTAAGAGTGATTATATAATCTCCGGCGTTTGAAAAAACATGCTGAACTGTTTTGGCAGTTGTCAGACTTGTGCCTGTCAGCGTGTCCGTGCCGCTACCGTCGCCCCAATCTACTGTCACTGTGCCATTAACACCAAGCCCCAGATATGGTGCAAGCCGACCGGTTTCAAAGTGGCAGTAGATGCGCGTTTTGCCATCGTCGGTGATATACATTTGCCCAACCCATACTGGAGCACCAGGCATAGCGGTGAGTTGCGCCTTGATTTGCGCCAGCGTCCAGTTCCAGCCCTGTGCGGTCAACCCGCTGTGGGATGGATTGGCGGGAATCGCGGTCAGGGCAAGCGCGTCTGATTCGGTGTAACTGTATAAAATCGAACCGTCATAGTCGATGAAATTAACCGCCTTTTGCGATGCCGATGGCTGACCGCCGCCACCGCTAACATTGACCGTTACAGGGCTGTACGCTTCGCCGCTGGGCGCGGTGTAAGTGCCGTTCGCTGTGATGGAGAGGGGAGAGATGGTAACGCTGCTGCCCGTTTGAATATCGCCAATTGCGTCCACAAAACCAGACGGGAAGGCAAGAGAAGCGGACGTTCTGCCTTTAGCACGGATGGCATTGGCTATCGCTTCAAGGTTCGTATCACTTACAACGTAGTTACTCAAAAACTCACCCCCACGGCTGACGGCAGAGCAGCAATAACGGCGGCTACCAAATCAACGGATGTCGGGTTTGTTTTTTCACCGTCGTTTGTCCAGCTAATTACACCGGAGTTAGATACGTACGGGGTGAAGGTGGTTCCGTTACTGCCCGCAGCCCCTTTATCACCTTTGTCTCCCTTTGGGCCAGCTGGGCCAGTCGCACCCGTATCACCCTTCGGGCCTTGTTCACCGGTGTCACCCTTATCGCCTTTTACACCCTGAATGCCTTGCTCTCCCTGTGGGCCTTTGATGCTCACAGGCTGCGGATTGGTCTTTCCGCCATCATTCGTCCAGCTAATCACGCCCTCGGAAGATACGGTCGGGGTAAATGTTGCGCCGTCTGTGCCCGGATTACCGTTCTGACCATTTGTTACTTCAAACGTGGAAACCGTGCTGTCTGTATAGGTGATCGTGTAGGTGTCAACAAGCCCGGCAGTTCCGGTTTTCCGTATCGACACAATGCCGCGCCCAGCGTCTCCGTTTTCGCCGTCCAGTACGTCAACGGTATGTGTTCCGTTGGCGTCGGTGATGGTGATTCGGTGGCCGCCAGTAATGGTAGCAACTGTGATTGTTGGGGAAACACCATCAACGCCCAATGCCTGAACGCCCGTGGAAACGAAAGCGCCTTCCTGAGCGTCCCACACTTCCCAAACGCCGTCAACAATGCGCGGGTAGTGTTCCACCGCTTCTTCTGCGCGTTCTGCGGCTTGTTCCGCTTCGCCCTTCAGGATGACAAACTGCTGCTGCCACTCCTCCCACGGTTCCGGGGATTCCCCGCTTCCGTCCAGCGCATCAAAAACCATTGTGAGGAAGATCGCGCTTTTCGCCACGACCTCCCCGGCAATGGCTACCAATTCGCATTTTCCCTCTCCGGTCTGCGTCAGCTCCGCGCTTGTTACCGTCCAGGTGGCAATCCCGCCCTCAACGGTGATTCCCGCCACGGGATAGGCTGCACCGTCGCCGGGCCGCTGGTTGTACAGCCCGATCACAGCGCCGGGCAATTCATTCAGCCATGCGGAAACATCGAACCGCACAACCGTATAATCGTTTTCACCCAGCCGCCCCAGAGCGATAGCCGTGCATTGCTTCGCGTCAATGATTTTCATTTCCATCAGCTCCATTGGCTTTGCGTTTCCTTTTCGGCGTCTCTACGGGCTTTTCTTCCTGCTGTCTATCTTCCTGCGCTTTAATCAGCGCCCCGCAGATGTGGCAGCGCAGGCCGTCAGGATGGTCATACAATACGGGATGTGTACAGTTCATGTTATTTCCCCCTGTTCGTTATCGCGTCAATGATTCTATCCCGCTGCTCCGTTGGGAACTCGCCGGGATTATAGCTGTCTTTTACTGGGAACCGCGCTGTGATTGGTGTATATTCGCGGTTCTTCCTGCGCTTGCGGCCTGTCCTGTCGCAGAACTCGTCCAAGGCATCATTTGCCTTGTTCACATTGGCTTGCTGCTTGCTGATTGCATCCGCGTCCGCGCCCTGGGCCTTCATTGTTGCCAAATCGCGCCGTTCATACCGCAGTTTTCTTTCAAGTTCCCGCTGCTGCTGGCTTTCGGCATAGGCTTTTTCGTTTTCCTCCGGGTCTTGCGGTTCGCCCTTCAGCGTCGAAAAGCCGGGGATGAAGGTCATAGGATAATGCCGGCAATTAACTCCGAAAATTCCTGCGGCCTGCCCGTAGCTGGTTTCGCTCTGCGCGTAGACGTGCACCTTGTTCCCGTCCAGGTCTTCGACCTCGCCTGTCCAATCGCTGCGGCTGATCACCTTGCCCTGCCACGGGTAGCACAACGGCCTTGCGCCCGCATGGCTGCTCACCTGATACAGGTCTGCCCCGTATTGCTCCGCGCGCTCTGCTACGGCTGCACGCGCCGTGTTAAACATCGTCGTGCGCACGTCCATTGCGACGTAGGCTTCCGGCGACCACCGATGCCCGGCATGGTCGATAAACCCCGTCAGTCCGTTGGCAACCATCTTCTGAACCGCGTCGTGCATTGCGGTGTTCCATGAAGAAACGCCCGTCACCACTTCGCCCGCGCCAACGTTCAGGATACTTTGTGTGCGCTGGATTCGGTTCACAACATCGGAAACGGTAGCGGTATAAGCGGCTTGCGTGCTTTCAAGCATCACGGTGTTTACCAAGTTCAGCTTGTCCGCGCTTTGCTGGTAATAGGTTTTGAACGCCTGCATCTGGTTCGGAGTTACTTCCGGCGGCATGTTCCCGCCCAGCAACCCGATTTCCGCAGCGCGTTTCAATTGCGGTTCTTCCTTTTCCACCGCGTCCAGAATCGCCGCTTCCAAGGATGCCCGTAAGGCTTCATCCGCGCCGTTCAGGCTTTTCAAAATAATGTCACGGGTTTCCTCGTTCACCTGCCCCACCTGGGCCAGCATTTTGACTTGGTATTCAAACAATTCCAGCGGTTCCCCGCCGTGCTGGATGTATGGGAAGTATTTTGCAAGGTTCACAAGGATTCTGTCCGTAACCGCCCCGTAAACCTCAGCCATCGCCCACGACATATTATCCAGAAACGAAGGACGCATTCAGCATCACTCCATCCCGCCAAACAGCTTTGTCACATCCACGCTGTTTCCGGTTCCCTCGGCCTTGATGCGCTGCAGCTCGGCTTCGGCTTGCTCCGGGGTCAGCCCCTGGCCGTACTTCTTGTCTGTCATGAAGGTGTATTTGCTCAGCAGCCCAGCGCCCACCAGCATCACGCCCTCGTTAATGTTTGTCTGCCTGTCCTGCGTCACACCATCGTCAAACGTGACTTGCACATGATACCCGCCAGCGGCAAGGCTTTCAACGCTTTGCCCTTCAAACTCCATGCCGTACAGCGCCGCCACATCCACGATGTTCCGAACAAGGTGTTCAATCGCCGGGGCAAGCTGGTTCTGCATGGTTTTGATGGTTTTATAAGTCTTGCTGTTCTCTGAAATAACTTCCGTTGCGGTTTTGATGCCCGTGTGCTGGTCAAATGTGAACGTTCCCGCGCTGAAACCGATTTGCAGGCACAGGATGGAAAGGAAGGCGTTGATTGCGGCAATGTGTTCCTCTACCCGCAATTCCACGGAATTATCCTGAATCTTCAAATCGTTCGGGTCATCGCTTGCCAGCGCTTCATAGGTTTCATCGCCGGGATCGAAATACCGCCG